GACCTGCTGGCGTCACTGGCGGCTGCCGCGTCTAAGGCGGCTGCGTCCTGACCATCCTGCACGGATACGACCTGTCCAAGCTTGACCAGAAGGCCATGCTGCGCCTGCCCGAGCAGGAGCATGTCGCACTCACTTGGCGTCTGAAGTGGCTGACCACCGCCAGAGCCTCTCAGATGGCCCCACAGGGCGATTGGGCTGAGTGGGGTGTCATGGCAGGGCGAGGCTTCGGCAAGACCCTCCTTGGCGCTCATTGGATCGGCTGGGAGGCATGGAGCGATCCAGAGGCCCTGCCCAGTGCGGTGATCGCCCCGACGCAGTCCGACGTGCGTTACACGTGCTTTGAGGGGCCAGCCGGGTTGATCAGCGTGATCCCCCCCAAGCTGGTCGCCGACTACAATCGATCCGACCTGATCATCCGCCTGACCAATGGCGCGATCATCCGGGGCTTCAGCGCCGAGAAGGCCGAGCGACTGCGTGGCCCCCAGTTCGCCCGCATCTGGTGCGACGAGCTGGCCGCTTGGCAGTATGCCGAAGAGACTTGGGACATGGCCATGATGGGCCTGCGCCTTGGCCATGACCCAAAGGTGGTTTGGACCACGACGCCTCGGCCCATCGAACTGGTGCGTAAGCTGACGACCCCCAAGAAGCGGCGGGTCCTGACGCGAGGCTCAACCTACGACAACAAGGCCAACCTGCCCCAAGCCTTCTTCGACCAGCTAACGCAGTACGAGGGCACGACCATCGGGCGACAGGAGCTTGACGGGGAGCTGATCGATCCAGAGGAGAGCGGCGTCATCAAGCGCTCTTGGATGCGCTTGTGGCCAGCCAAGAAGCCCCTGCCCCAACTGGACTGGATCGTCATGTCCCTCGACACGGCGTTCACCGAGGCGACCACAGACCGAAAGACCGGGGCCGACCCGTCAGCCTGCACGGTCTGGGGCACGTTCATCCACGAAGGCCGCCAGAACGTCCTGCTGCTCGACTGCTGGCAAGACCACCTCGGCCTGCCCGAACTAGTCAAGCGGGTCAAGAAGGAGCTGAACGTGGCTTACGGCGACGATCAGGACGCGGCCCTGCTCAAGCCCATGTTCGGATCGACCAAGATGCTGACCTCCGGGCGTAAGCCTGACATGGTGCTGATTGAGGACAAGGGCAGCGGCATCAGCCTGCGCCAGACCCTCGATCGCGACGGCATCCAAGCCTACGCCTACAACCCCGGCAGGGCCGACAAGCTGGCCCGTTTGCACATGGTGAGCAACGTGTTCGCCCGCCGTCAGGTGTGGCTGCCTGAGAGTGACCGCAACCCCGGCAAGCCTCGCACGTGGGTCGAGCCCATGCTGGCCCAGCTATGCGCCTTCACTGGCGAGGGGTCGATCAAGCACGATGACTACGTGGACAGCACCAGCCAAGCCATGCGCCTGATGGTGGACAAGAACCTGCTCAACCCCATCAAGCTGGAGCGTCAGGCCAAGGAGGCCGAGCGTGACCGCAAGCCCGAGCAGCCCTACCTCAACCCCTATTCCGTGTAGCGTGACATGACCGCCGCATTGAGATACACTCCGACGATCCAGACGTGTGAGGCCTGACCCATGGACGATGAAGAACTGCCCGAAGGCGAGACCGTCGAGATGGATATGGACGCCCCTCTGGATGTCGAGGACACCGAGGACGGCGGGGCTATTGTCACGTTGGACGAGGAGGCCGGACCTAACGAGGGCGACTTCTACGACAACCTCGCCGAGACGATGCCTGAGACCGACCTCAAGAAGATCGGCTCGCAGTTCATTGAGTTCCTGTCGCGCGACAAGGACGCCCGCAAGAAGCGCGACGAGCAGTACGAGGAGGGCATCCGGCGCACAGGCCTAGGCGAGGACGCACCGGGCGGTGCCCAGTTCCAAGGCGCGTCGAAGGTCGTCCACCCGCTCCTGACCGAGGTCTGCGTGGACTTCTCGGCTCGAGCCATCAAGGAACTGTTCCCGCCGCAGGGTCCAGTTCGCGACTTCATCCCCGGCACCCTGACGCCCGAGAAGGTCGAGAAGGCCAAGCGCAAGACCACCTACATGAACTGGCAGCTCACCACGCAGAGCACCGAGTTCCGGGCAGAGCTTGAGCAGCTCCTGACGCAGGTGCCCCTAGGCGGCGCGCAGTACCTCAAGATCACATGGAACGAGAAGCGCAACCGCCCCGAGTTCCTGTTTGTCGCCATTGACGATCTGCTGCTGCCCTTCGCGGCCACCAACTTCTATAGCGCCCAACGCCGCACGCACGTGCAATACCTCACCGCCTTGGACTTTGACAACCGCGTCAAGTCGGGCATGTACCGCGATGTCGACGTGGGCTCACCGGGCATGGAGCCTGAGCGATCCATCGTGGACGTGGCCAACGACAAGATCGAGGGTCGCAGCGAGACCTCGTACAACGAGGACGGCCTGCGGACGGTCTTTGAGATTTACACATTCATCGACATCGAGGACGACACTGACGGACCCGCGCCGTACATCGTCAGCATCGACAAGACCTCCGGCAAGGTGCTGTCGATCTACCGTAACTGGGACGAGGAAGACGAGGACCGCGAGGAACTCCAGTGGATCGTCGAGTTCCCCTTCGTGCCGTGGCGCGGCGCATACCCCATTGGGCTACCGCACATGATCGGCGGCATCTCTGCGGCTGTCACCGGATCGCTGCGCGCGTTGATGGACAGCGCGCACATCAGCAACAGCCAGACCATGCTGAAGATCAAGGGCGGGAGCCGAGGCGGTCAGAGCCTCAACATCCAGCCCACGCAGGTCGAGGAGATCGAGGGCGGCGTCGGCGTTGACGACATCCGCAAGGTCGCCATGCCCCTGCCCTTCAACCCGCCTAGCCCGGTGCTGTTCCAGCTTCTGGGCTTCTTGGTGGACGCAGGCAAGGGCGTGGTCCGCACGTCCATGGAGGAGGTCGGCGACAGCAATCCGAACTCTCCGGTCGGCACCACCCTCGCGCGCCTTGAGCAGGGCATGGTGGTCTACAGCGCCATGCACGCCCGACTGCACAACAGCATGGCGCGCGTCCTGTCGATCCTGCACCGCCTGAACGGCTCGTACATGGACGACACCAAGGAGGTCGAGGAGCTAGGCGAGGAGATCGCCAAGCGCGCCGACTTCGAAGGCCCCATGGACGTGGTGCCAGTCTCCGACCCGAACATCTTCTCGGAGAGCCAGCGCTTCGCTCAGGTGCAGGCCGTGGCGCAGCGCGCCGCAGCCCTGCCGCAGATATACAACGCCCGCAAGGTCGAAGAGCGCATCCTTGAGACGTTGAAGGTCCCCAACGCCAAAGAGCTACTTAACCCAGCCCTTGAGCCTCAGAACCAAAACGCCGTGCAAGAGAACGTGGTTGCGACCATGGGCAAGCCTGTCATTGCCTTCCCCGAGCAAGACCATATCGCACACCTCAAGACACACCTCGCTTACATGATCAACCCGGCCTTGGGCATGAGCCAACTCATTGCGCCCACTTACTTGCCGGTAATGATTAACCACCTCAAAGAGCACATCGCCATGTGGTACGCAGCAGCGACCACCGACCTTGCGGACAACGCAGCCGGTGAGAGCGTGAGCGAGGCCTTGCAGAAGATGAAGGACCCCAAGGAGCGGCAGGCGGTTGACCGGATGCTAGCCGAAGCGTCTCAGAACGTAGTGCTTCAAGCCGAGGGCATTTTCGACAGCCTCCCCCCGGTGATCAAGGCCGCCACCGAGTTGATGAAGCAATTCGCACCGCAGCCACCTATGGACCCCGCAGCACAGGCCGCAGCAGCCGAGACGCAGCGTCGTCAGGCGGCAGATCAGGCCAAGATGCAGTTGGACAGCCAAAAGCTACAACTGACCGCCCAGCAGGCCCAGAGCGACGCACAAACCGAACAGGCTCAAGCGCAGCTAGAGGCGCAGCGTCTACAAATCGAGGGCCAGAAGCTGCAAATGGGCGCGCAGAGCGACGCGCAGCGCCTACAGGCCGATCTGGCCATGGCGCAGCAGCACGAGCAGAACGAGAACCAGCGCACGCAGATGCA